GATAGACTTAAAAACGCTGCTGCAACTAAAAAGCTTGCTATATTCGACGCGTTTGAAATACTCACTAGAATTCAAGAAGAGCAGAATCTTTTAGACAGCGTGTTAGGTGAGTCTAGTAAAGAAGCTGCTTTTAAAGGTTTTGCCGAAGGTAGATCTAGATGAAGTATCAGCAAGAGTTGCTTAAGGTAATACACCCTATAAAAAGCAATACTATAAGTAGGCTTAACAAGTCGAAAAAGTGGGATTATGGTTATAATAAAGAGCATGACGTTATAGTTATCTCTAAGACCGGTCAAATCGGAGACGTGTACGAAATACAAGGCTTGAAAATAGCTTTACCAAAAAAAAGCACCACGATAGAAAACCGGGCTAACCAATGGGTTAAACAAGAGGTTCCTAAAGAGCTAGGTAAGCTTAAAAATATATTTGACTGGAAAGCGTATCCTGAAGAACTTAAAGAAAGATGGTACGATTATATAGACGAAGAGTTTATTCGGAGAGACGAAGGATTCTGGTTCGTGAACGATGGAGAGCCAACGTACATAACTGGAAGTCACTACATGTACCTTCAGTGGAGCAAGATTGACGTAGGCGCAGCAGACTTCAGAGAGTCAAACAGATTGTTTTTTATATTCTGGGAAGCGTGTAAAGCAGACAAAAGATGCTATGGCATGTGCTATCTAAAGAATAGAAGATCTGGTTTTTCTTTCATGAGTTCAGCTGAAACAGTTAACTTAGCGACTATATCGAGTGATAGTAGATATGGAGTGCTGTCTAAATCAGGTGGAGACGCAAAGAAAATGTTTACGGATAAGATAGTTCCTATATCAATGAACTACCCGTTTTTCTTTAAGCCTATACAAGACGGTATGGACAGACCTAAGTCTGAGCTTGCTTATAGAGTACCTGCTAGTAAGTTCACTAGAAGGAAAATACAGAGCAATGAAAAGCTTGAGGAACTAGTAGGGCTTGACACTACGATTGACTGGAAGAACACAGGTGACAACAGTTATGACGGTGAAAAACTTAACTTGCTAGTCCACGACGAAAGTGGTAAGTGGGAAAGACCTGACAACATACTTAACAACTGGCGAGTAACTAAAACTTGTCTTAGGTTAGGAAGTAGAATTATAGGAAAGTGTTTGATGGGGTCTACCTCAAACGCTTTAGACAAAGGTGGTAACAACTTTAAGAAACTGTATAATGATTCAAATGTTTCAAAGAGAAATAGAAATGGACAGACAAAGTCTGGGTTGTATTCTCTCTTTATCCCAATGGAATGGAACTATGAAGGATTTATTGACAGATTCGGATTTCCTGTATTTAATACTCCAGACGATGGAGAAAGACTGTCACCAGATGGCGAACTAATAGACATAGGTGTTATAGATCATTGGGAAAACGAAGCCCATGGTTTAAAAGATGACCAGGATGGATTAAACGAATTTTATAGGCAATTCCCTAGAACCGTAGAGCACGCTTTTAGAGATGAGGCTAAGAATAGTATATTCAACCTAGTAAAGATTTACGAGCAAATAGATTATAACGAGGGCAGCCGTCACAGCGCACATACCACCAAAGGTAGCTTTCAATGGGAAAACGGTATAAAAGATTCTAAAGTAATCTTCTACCCTGATCCTAACGGAAGATTTAATATAAGCTGGGTTCCGCCAATAAATCTACAGAACAGGTCGATTGTTAAAAACGGGGTAAAATTCCCTGGCAACGAGCACATAGGTGCTTTTGGTTGTGACAGTTACGACATATCTGGAACTGTAGATGGAAAGGGTTCAAAAGGAGCACTTCATGGATTAACTAAGTTTTCCATGGAGGACGCGCCGCCTAGCTCGTTTTTCTTAGAGTATGTAGCAAGACCCCAAACTGCTGAGATATTTTTTGAAGACGTGCTTATGGCATTGGTGTTTTACGGAATGCCTCTACTTGCAGAGAATAACAAACCAAGACTGCTTTACTATTTAAAGCGAAGAGGATACAGAGGCTACAGCATGAACAGACCGGACAAGGTTTGGAATAAGCTTTCTGTCGCTGAGAAAGAAGTAGGTGGTATACCAAACTCTAGTGAAGACATAAAGCAAGCCCATGCGGCAGCGATTGAAATGTATATACAATCCCACGTTGGCCATCTTGGTGATGGTAACTATGGGACAGTTTACTTTCAAGAAACGCTGAACGACTGGGCTGGTTTTGATATAAACAAAAGAACTAAATTTGACGCGGCTATAAGTTCAGGCCTGGCTATCATGGCTTGTAATAGACACCTATACACTCCACACGCTGAAAAGCAGAAAACTTCGCTCAACTTGAATATAGCAAAATACAACAATAAAGGATTTGCATCCGAAATAATTAAATAAACATGGCTAACGTTGCATATGTTAATTTCCCGTCTCAGGTTGTAAGTGACCTAGAAAAGATGAGCCCAGAGTATGGGTTAAAGGTCGCTAGAGCCGTAGAGCAAGAGTGGTTTCACGATGCTGGAGGTAGTAAGTTTGATGATAACAAAAACAAGTTTCACAGCCTTAGATTATACGCTAGAGGAGAGCAGTCTATACAGAAGTATAAGGATGAGCTCTCTATAAACGGTGATCTATCTTACTTGAACTTAGACTGGAAGCCTGTACCTATTATACCTAAGTTTGTTGATATTGTCACTAACGGTCTATCTGACCGTATGTTCAGTATAAAAGCTTATTCACAGGATCAATACGGAGTTAGTAAGCGCACCGAGTACATGGACGCTATAGTTCGTGATATGAAGTCAAAACAGTTTAACGACAACTCAAAGGCTTTATTTAATATAGATTTATCTGAGACTAACGCAGAGGAGCTTCCGGAGACCGAGGAGGAGCTTTCTCTCCATATGCAGCTAAACTATAAGCAAGCTGTAGAGATTGCCGAAGAGCAAGCTATAAACGTGCTTCTAGACGGTAATGACTACGACTTGATTAGACGTAGACTTGTTTATGATCTTACAGTGCTAGGACTTGGTTGTGTAAAAACTAGTTTTAACTGGAGTGAAGGCGTGACTATAGATTACGTTGATCCAGCTAATATAGTTTACTCTAGAACTGAGTCACCTTATTTCGACGATGTATATTACGTAGGTGAAGTAAAGACTATACCTATCAATGAGCTCGCTAGAGAGTTTGAGCATCTAACGCTTAGCGATCTAGAGAAAATACAAAGCTCTGCATCTAAAAGATATGGCAATAGAACCTATAGAACAGAGGTTAACGATATAAACAAAGTACAGGTTTTGTATTTCAACTACAAGACCTTTATGAACGATGTTTACAAGGTTAAAGAAACTTCTACTGGTGGCTATAAAGCCATAGAAAAACCTGACACTTTTAATCCGCCAGAAGATAAAGAAGGTGGTTACTCAAGGCTACAGCGCTCGGTTGAGTGTGTGTACGAGGGTGTTATGATTCTAGGTACTGACATCTTGCTAAAGTGGGAGCGAGCAGAAAACATGATGCGTTCTAAGAGCGACTTCAATAAGGTAAAAATGAATTACTCTATTGTAGCGCCTAGAATGTATAACGGAAGAATTGAATCTATAGTTAGCAGAATTACTGGTTTTGCTGACACGATACAATTAACGCATTTAAAACTACAGCAGGTTTTATCACGCATGGTACCCGATGGGGTTTACCTTGACGCTGATGGACTTGCTGAAATTGACTTAGGTAACGGAACAAACTACAACCCACAAGAGGCACTTAATATGTTCTTCCAAACGGGTTCTGTTATAGGTAGGTCTTTCACTGGTGATGGGGATGCTAACCCAGGCAAGATACCTATTCAGCAGATATCTAACGGTGCTGGGCAAAACAAGATAGGAAGTCTAATACAGACTTACAACTACTATCTTCAAATGATAAGAGATGTAACTGGTCTCAACGAGGCTAGAGATGGTAGTTCACCCGACCCAAAGTCTTTAGTTGGCGTGCAGAAGTTAGCAGCGGCTAATTCAAACGTAGCTACTAGACACATCTTAGACTCGTCGATGTACTTGACAACTGAAGTGGCTAACGCTTTGTCTTTGCGAATTTCAGATATATTAGAGTATTCGCCAACAGCTGATGCGTTTGTTCAAGCCCTTGGAGCCCACAACGTAGCAACGCTGAAGGAAATGTCAGAGCTATATCTTTATGATTTTGGTATCTTCATAGAACTAGAGCCCGACGAAGAAGAGAAGCAGATGCTGGAGAATAATATTCAAACAGCATTAGCCCAACAGTTGATAGATCTTGATGATGCTATTGACATAAGAACCGTCAGGAACGTTAAGCTTGCAAATCAGCTATTAAAGATTAAGCGAAAGAAAAAGCAACAGCGCGATCAGCAGATTAGACAGCAAGATATGGAAGCACAAGCGCAAGCTAACTCACAAGCTCAACAACAGGCTTCTCAGGTTGAAATGCAGAAGAACCAGGCTAAGTCGCAGGCTGATATGAGTCTAGAGCAAATGAAGTCAGAAGCTAAACTTGTCTACTTACAAAAAGAAGTTGAGTTAAAGAAGCAGTTAATGGCTTATGAGTTTGAGCTTAATGAAAGACTGAGAGGTCAAGAGCGACAAGACGCAAGGGGTATGGAGCAGCTTAAAGAAGACGGTAAAGACAGAAGGGAAGGGATGAAGCAAACAAACTCACCAAAACCCGCTAAAAAGTTTGAGTCTTCAGGTAATGATATACTCGGTGGTGGAATCGGTTTAGACGACTTCACCCCGCAAGTTGGAGGTTAATTATATAATATTTTATCATGAGTAAAAAAAAGAAAGAAAAGGTTGAAGAACCAGAAGTTCAAGAAAAGGTAGTTGAGCAGAAAGAAGAGAACGTTGTTGATCTAGGTAAGTTTGCATCAAAAGACGACCCTAGCGTTGTTAAAGTGGATTTATCTGCCCCAGCGCCAACAGCCGACATAAAAGAAGAAGTAGCTGAAGAAGCTCAGCCAGAAGCAGTTGACGAAAACCAAACATCGCTAATTGAAGAGATTACCGAGGTTGAGCAACAGCAGGCGGACGAGCTCGGTGAAGAGGCCGTTGAGGCTATCCAGGCATCAGAAGAGTCAGGTGCTGTAATTCCAGAAAAGATTCAGAAGCTACTGGATTTTATGAACGACACAGGTGGTGATCTAGAAGACTACGTTAGGCTTAACAAAAATGTGGACGAGCTAGATTCTAAAGATGTACTTCAAGACTACTATAAAGCCACAAAACCTCATCTGTCTAGCGACGAGATTGATTTTCTTATGGAAGACAAGTTTTCGTTTGACGAAGATATGGAAGATGAGACACAAATAAAAAGAAAAAAATTAGCCTTGAAAGAGCAAGTTGCCGAGGCTAAGACCTATTTAGACGGGCAAAAGTCTAAATATTACGAAGAGATCAAAGCTGGAAGTAAACTAACACAAGAACAGCAGAAGGCTATAGATTTCTTCAACAGATACAGTAAAGAGACGGAGCAATCCAACAAAGCAGCAGAGTTAAATAAAACTAGGTTTGACAAGAAGACCAATGAGGTTTTCAACGACGAGTTCAAAGGTTTTGAATACAACGTCGGTGACAAACGGTTTAGATTTAACGTTAAAGACGCGAAGCAAGTTAAAGAGAACCAGAGCGATATAGGCAACTTCATTAAAAAGTTTTTAAACGAAGACAAGTCTATCAATGATGCTAAAGGTTATCACAAAGGCTTGTATACCGCTATGAACGCTGACGCTGTTGCTCAGCACTTCTACGAACAAGGCAAAACAGATGCGCTGAAAGACAGTGTAGCTAAAGCCAAGAATATCAACACAACAGCTAGATCCTCTCATGGAGAAGGCCAAACTGGAGGTATGAAAGTTCGAGTGCTAGGTGATGATTCCGCTTCTTTTAAGTTCAAGATTAAGAGTAAAAAATAACAATTAAAAATTAAAAATTATGGCTATTACAGCAGGAGGAAATTTGAATAGCACACCTGCCCCAATTCAGCAGACGCTATCTTCAAATTACTTAGACCTAAACGGCTCAGGCGGTTGGGCACAACAATACGTACCAGACCTTATGGAGAAAGAGGCTGAGGTGTTCGGACAAAGAACAATCTCAGGTTTCCTTTCACAAGTAGGGGCTGAAGAATCTATGACAGCTGATCAGGTTATCTGGTCTGAGCAGGGTAGATTACACTTATCTTACTTAGGTGACATTGATGCCAACAACGTTATTACAGTTCAATCAGACATTGATGGTAACAACTACGCGGAAGCTGGTATTTCTACTACTCATGGTATTAGAAAGTTTGACACAGTAATCGTATCAAACAGCAACGGAGTTTACAAAGGTATGGTAACAACCTTAGCTGGTACTAACAATTGTGATATCACTGTTGCTGCTTATGATGGTAGTACAATTGCTACTTCTGGCGCTACGACAAATAAAGGAACTACCATTATGGTTTACGGTTCTGAGTTTGCCAAAGGTGTTGGTTACAACGAAAAAGATGGTACACACTCTGATTCTAGACAAGCTAACGAACCAGGATTCAAGACTTTCTCTAACAAACCTATCATTATGAAGGACTACTACGAAGTATCAGGTTCTGATGCATCTCGTATTGGTTGGGTTGAGATTGCTTCTGAAGAAGGTAGATCAGGTTACCTATGGTACTTAAAAGCTGAGGCTGATACTCGTGCTCGTTTTAACGATCACTTAGAGATGGCTATGCTTGAGGCTGAGATCGGTTCTGACAACGCTCACACATTAGGTGCTGGCGGTACTGGTGCTGCTCATGGTGTTGACGCTGCTCTTGGATTAGCAACTGGCGCTAACACTGGTACTGAAGGATTATTTGCTGCTATCACAGATAGAGGTAATCTTACTTCAGGTGTAACTGGGGTTAACGCTGCTACTGACCTAGCGGAGTTTGATGCTATTCTCGCAGAGTTTGATAAGCAAGGTGCTATTGAAGAAAACATGATGTTTGTAAATAGAGCTACGTCTCTAGCTATAGATGACATGCTTGCGTCTATGAATTCTTATGGTGCTGGAGGTACTTCTTACGGAGTATTCGAGAACGATGAGGATATGGCTCTTAACTTAGGGTTCTCTGGGTTCCGTCGCGGATCTTATGACTTTTATAAGTCTGACTTCCGTTACTTGAATGACATGGCTACCCGTGGAGGTGTTAATGCAACAGCAGGAGCTAAGCCTATTCGTGGCGTTATTATCCCAGCGGGTACATCTACTGTATACGATCAGCAGTTAGGTAAGAACCTTAAGCGTCCTTTCCTACACGTTCGTTACAGAGCGTCTGCTACTGATAATCGTAAGATGAAGACTTGGACTACTGGTTCGGTTGGGGCTGCTACATCAGCGCTTGACGCTATGCAGATCCATATGTTATCTGAGCGTTGCTTAGTAACTCAGGGTGCAAACAACTTCATGTTGATGAAGTAAGATTATATTTGGTGAAACTACCCTGCCTTCGGGTGGGGTAGTTTTATATTAATTTTTTATTATATTATATTATGGCTAAAAAGCAAACAAAAAAAGTAGAGGTCGAAGAGCCTCACATGGAAACCGTTGTGCTAGAGGAAACTCCAGTTCAACATTATGAAGAACCACAAGCACGAGAGCGTTTAAAACCGTCTAATGAATGGGAGATAAAAGATAGATTATATAACTTAAAAGGTGGTAAAAAACCTCTTTCTAGGTTAATTAAATCTGCTAATATTTATTATTTTGATGAAGAAAAAGGTTATGAAAGAGAACTTAAGTATTGTCAAAACCAAAAAACACCCTTTGTTGATGAGATGAAAGGTGATCAAAGATTAGAACATATTGTTTTTAGAAGTGGTAGTTTATTTGTCCCAAGAGAGCAAACGGTTTTACAGAAGCTACTATCCTTATACCAT